CTGCTGGGGTCTTAACTCCTGTAGTCGCTCCTTCTGGCATAACCTATTACACAGGTTTTACCACAACCACTTTAGATGATGTCACTAACCAGTTTGTGGTTATCGATGGATACATCGAAGGTGCTAATGTGTTCCTTGATTGGAATTACAATGGTCTTCAAGATACAGGCGAACCATCAGCAAGTTGGATGGGTGTTGACCCTGTTGTTACTGTTTGCATCAATTACGATTCTCAAGGATGTATTGAGACTGGAGCATATGACCCGCCAGATAATTATTACTACTTTTTAACAAGGGAGTCTGAAGAATATGCACCAAGTGATTTTAATGGACAGTTTCTAGATGACAACATAACAGATTATTCATCCTACTGTAAATCATTAAGACCAGTGATGTCTGTAGTACCCGAAGGTGCTTATGATTCTGATAGGGGATATGTAGACACTGCATATGAAATGATGGCGATGCCAAGTGTATTGGAGAGAGACATTACAGACGGAACTAACATCACTCCATTCACGACATTAATCAATCCTCTCTTTTCATCTTTGATGGTAACAGATTATCCAATTAACGAATCATGTAGTACAGGTGCTGTATCTCAAGGCGAGAACATCGTTCAAGCAATAGAACAATACATCAATACATTTTTAGAAATGTACGATATCAGTTTAGATTTCTTCTATGAGGATTTCTTTAAATCCGAGGACACTGCAAAACAACAATTAGCGATGGACATTGTTGACATCATATCAACAGTAACAACTGCTAAGGATATTTTAGAGGATACTGTTAACTTACCTTATAGGTATGTCTTTAGTGAAGGAGTCATGTCAGATGTTATGAGTGGTAATTTCACCACACTAGATTTTGATATGAATCATACAATAGAAGAGGAACAAGTGTTCAACGATTTAGTGACTTACTCAGAAAGTTTGTACAGTGGTATTACAGCAGACAAAGATGGTAATCTATATTCATATGAGGGAGACATCATCCCCATGTCATTTAGTAACATCTCTGTATCTGCTTCTAGTGTAGAAACATCTACAGTCCATCAAGCAACAAATATTATGGGAATGGATGACGTACATCTTTATTCTACAGTTGCAAGTGGTTATGATAATGGTATCCTATCAGATACCAGTTTTACTAGAGTGCAATTCTCCAAACCAAACTATTATAGGTCTATGCAAACCAACCAAAGAGGTAAACTTTTTTGGGTCACACATGACTATAGATTTTCTATTGCCTTTGGGCCTGGCAACCCTATGGCCAACTTCAATACGAATTCTGTAGTTAACAATGGTGACTTGAATACTGCTCAAGACATTTTAAATTCCATCGATAGTGTATCACATTACATAGAAGATGCTCAGAATACCATCTCATATTTGTACACTGGTGATGAATTGCAGTATGCAAAAACAATTGATGGAATAGAATACACATATTCATACACCGTTGGTGGTGACGAATTCTGTTTGACATATAACACTAGTACACAAGCAGAGTCAATGAATAGAACTAATCCTTATGTACAGTGTTCGGAGTTAATACAATGAGAATGAGACACTTAAGTTTTTTATCAGGCGCCTTGTTAGGTTTCCTGTGTGGTGTTATGACAATGAAGGTTGAGGCGTCAGACCCAAACAATGAAATCTATTGCATGGCACAGAACATTTATTTTGAGGCAGGTAATCAACCACTCGCTGGTAAGATTGCTGTATCGCAAGTAGTGTTAAACAGGGTTGAGCATTATGCTTATCCCGATACTGTTTGTGGTGTAGTATACCAAGCAAAGTTGAGAACAAATTGGAAAGGTGAAATGGTTCCTAAAATCAACGCTTGTCAATTCAGTTGGTTTTGTGATGGTAAGTCAGACGACCCAGTGGATAGTACAACTTGGTTATCCTCTATGCACATTGCAAGAGATGTGATACAATCTAAGTATGGTGACATTACAGAAGGTGCAACACATTATCATGCAACTTGGACATTACCATATTGGGCAGACTCATTGAACGAGACTGTAGTTATTAACGAACACATATTTTACAAATAATCATGAACTTATTTTACTTAGACAAAGACCCCGAAATTTCTGCAACACTACATTGTGACAAACATGTAGTAAAGATGATTATCGAGTACGCTCAGATGCTATCTACCGCACATAGAATGTTAGACGGTACTCAGTATACCGATGCATCTAGTGGTCGTAGGATTCAGAGATGGAGACTAGACAACTCAAACATGGAAGATGTGTTATACAAAGCATCACACATCAATCACCCTTCTACACGATGGGTACGTGAGAACGCAATCCAGTATCAGTATGCATATGATATGTTTACTGCACTGTGTGACGAATACACTCACAGATATAAAAAGATTCATGCAACTGATTTTAAACTTAGAGGATTACTCAATCAGTTACCAAACAAGATTACACTAGGTGGATGGTCAGAACCACCTCAGTGTATGCCAGACGATGTGAAGATGGAATCGACTCTCGATGCATACCATAAATACTATGCAGTCTACAAGAAGGAATTCGCAAAGTGGACAGAACGTGACGTACCAACCTTTATGAGTTTATAATATGCCAACATACGATTTCTTAAATACCGAAACTGGTGAAGTGACAGAACACTTCATGTCTTACACTAAGTTAGACCAGTTCAAAGAAGATAACCCTCACTTAAAACAACAAATAGCCGCCCCTAGAATTGTAGGTGGTCATGGTGACAGAGTTAAAGCGTCCGATGGGTTTAATGATGTACTTAAGAATATCGCCTCCAAAAATATCGACACTCCACTTGGGGAAAGATATCACAGAAAAGATGCTAAAGAAGTTAAGACAAGAGAAACAATAAAAAAGCATATTGACATACAGTCAAGAAAGAAGTAAAATAGGTATATATTATGATAGATTTACATGAACTAGAACTACTCGACATGAAAGCCGAATCGGTGGACGGAAAGCGACTTTACCAAACACCCGAAGGTAATAAGTATCCAAGTGTCACAACCGTAACAGGTCTTCTTAACAAAGAACATATAAAGTTGTGGAGAGCTAGAGTTGGTGAACAAGAAGCGAATAAGATTACCGCACAGGCAACAAAACGTGGTACTAAGATGCATGACATCTTTGAAAAGTATCTTAGACAAGAAGAAGAAATTATCTTTGATAACATTCTTCAAGAACAGATGTTCAATTCCGCTTTACCCTTATTAGATGAAATCCAGCCGATCGCTCTAGAAGCGCCTCTGTATTCCGATACACTTAAGATGGCAGGAAGAGTGGATTGTGTTGGTCTCTTTGAAGATAAACTTACAATCATTGATTTCAAAACATCAAGTAAGTGGAAAGAAGAATACATGGCAAAACCATGGTTTATTCAGATGACTGCTTACGCTATGATGGTTGAAGAGATGACTGGTTATGAAGTTGAGGAGATTCTTGCTATTGTTGTAGTAGAGGGTCAAACAGGTGGTGTTCAGGCATTTGGGAGTTTTCCAAATGAACACGTTGATGAATTAGTTAGTTTACGAAAACAGTACACTAACTTATACGGAGTATAAAATGAGTGAAGTGAAAGAATTTAATTTAGAAGGAGATTTCAATTGGAATAAGATAATCTCTAAAGGTGATGAGTGGGTTGAGTCCCAAGCATACGATAGTGCATATGACACACTATTGGAGTATCTTGCAATCGACAGTGAAGAAGATGTGACAGAAGAAGTCTTAGATAAGGCAGACCATCTCATAGATTACCTAACAACTGATTATGCAGAAGGTGGTCTTGGTGTTCATGACACTAGTCCAACTTACTATGCTTACTATAGTATTGTTAGAGACTGGAGAGATAACTTGGAGTGTGGATACTAAAATGCAAATTGAAATTGGAAAGGAATATGCGATATATCCTAAGTTTAAAAAATCGTATGTAGAACGTGAAGTGTTTAAGGACAATGATAGTGAAGACAGAGTTGTTGTTGAGACACTATGGAGAAGTGGTGTTTATCTTATCAAGGTAACTAACGAAGAAGACAAGGAGACCTTAGAAGCATATATGTCAGAAGATGCAACAGGTGATATGGAACCTTGTGAGTTCGAAGAGAATGAATTCGTAGAATCTTTTGATGGGTGTGGTATGGATATATACGTTCACCTTGCAGAAGGAAGTGAAGCAGACGAAGACGAAATGCAAGAACAACTTGAAGAAGAAGGGCATGATTGGTTTTGGGAAAACAATTATGATTCATGGGATGCAGAACACTTCTTTGGTTTACCATTGCAAGTAGATGAAGTAGACCCCGATAATAGATACGACTTGAGGTTCTAATGATTAGCAAGAAAAATTTTACAGAACAAGTTGAAAAATTAATTGTACGTGGAAGAGGTTGTGATGTAATGTCAGCAATCATTAAAGTGTGCGAAACAAACAGTCTTGAACCCGAAAGTGCTAAGAGACTATTATCAAATCCGCTGAAAGAAAAACTTGAAGCAGAGGCTCAAAAATTAAACTTAATCAATCGTGGCCAAGTGAGTCAGGCGAATATCACGAAATTTTATGAGGACTAGAATGAAAGAATTAATCAATGAAGTAATAACAATTGTTACTGCCACAGGTGAGTACGTTGGTAAACTGGATACACTCCAGCAAGACGACACCTCAGTTGCACTAACTAACCCTAGGATGATTATCCAAAACCAAGAAGGTCAAATGGGATTCGCTAGGGGAGTTGCTGTAACAGGTGAAGAGAACCCTAAGACAATGGTTGTGAAAGACTACATCTTTATGTGTGCAACTAACGACAAAGTCACAGAAGCATATAACGCTGCTACTGGTGAAATCCATATCCCCGAGAAAAAGATTATTACTTAATGACATCTAGGGATGGATATGATGCATATACGTTGTACCTTGGAATTAAGTTGCACTTCAATTCTAAGGATTATGACTTCATTAAATACAACGGAAAAGTACGGAGTGATATCAACTCTTTCCTAAAGCGGAAAGATAAGTTTCACTTTGGAAAACTTCACAAAATTTATAAAGATAACCTACAAGACTTCTATATCGCCAATCTATCTCAGAAAGATAGTTGGGCGGGAGACTTGTTAAACGAAGAAGCAGAACGTGTCTACGCCGATTGGAGAAAACGTCAACAGAAGTTGTCGTATATGTTTCAATCAGAAGTGTCAGATGTGTTACGTAAAAGAACAATACAAAAAGTTCTAGAAGTAAAGAACGGTCAGCATCCTTGGTTATTACGAGACTATCTAGCAAAGAATGTCTCACTCGAAACTCTTTGTATCATGGATGAGATAATCGGGTTCACTACAGATTGGGAGAGACTAATCTCTGAGAAGGTAGTGTACCCCGATGTCCATATCAAGATACGAAAGTACAAGACGTTTGTAAGTGTAGACCATAAGAAATTTAAGAAAATTCTTTTGGATGCATGTTCATAAACGCCTAAATAAAATCGTCTATTATAAAAACCCTCTTGTGTTATTACAAGTGATGACGTATAATAGATTAATACAATGCAAATACAATGTTAATACAATAGGAGAATACAATGTCAGCATCATTAGATAAACTAAGAGCAGCTATGGAAACTGCTTCACCTACAGAAGGTGCAAAAAAATCCTACACAGACGACACGATGTGGAAACCC